AGAAGATGTTCTTGCACCACCAGCAGAACCAGTCATCCAAGTTTTGTATCGTCTGTCCTCAGTCTGAGAAGCTCGGTAACGAACATGAAGGAATGGACGCTTTGCGTTCTTTCCTAACACTTGGTCGTAAACGCTAGTTGAACCAGCAGGAACTAAAAGTCCACTTATTTTACCACCAACTAAATCACCACGCATTGTTGGGTCATTTAGGTATTTCCAATCCGTCTTGTAGAAGTCATAACCTCTTCGGAATCCTGAGAATCCAAGGTTAAGTGCCATCTCCTCGTCATTGTCAAACAATCCGTAAGATGTACCACCTGCTCCATAAGAGTTCTGAGCAGCAAGCATATCATCGATTGCAAAACCAAACTGACGATCAAGGAAGATTGCATTCTCCTCAATTGCACCTTGCTTATCAAGTCGTGAAATGATAGCATCAAAGTCTGCTAATGCTACAGGGAAACCACCGTTCCAAACATTACCTCTTGCGCCTACAGCACTAAAGATACCTTCTGAACCAATAAATCCTGAAGTAGCTGCACCTGAACCAGCAGCAGCAGGAACAGCCTCAATCATTGCAGTCTCAAGCATATCATCGAAACGTAATCTTGTTTCATGCTCAGACTTCAAGTACCAAAGGTATCCATTCGCTCCATTCTCAGTTGTAACCTCAACCCATCCAATCTGTGCCATGTCTGACCCACTTACAGCGTAAGTATCTTTTAGGATGATAGGATTGTTCTCAAGGAATAAGTCATCAGACTCTAATGAGCCTACCATTCCACTTGTTCCTTTTTGGAACTCAGAACCATATGCAAACATAGAAACAGTACTTGCAGCAGCGTAAGCAGCCTGAGTAGCTTCGTAGTATGCAACATTGAATTGGTTAGCCAAAAGACCCGCAGCAACACCAACACCTGTAACAATTGCTTTGTTAGAGAATGTTGAAGCAGCAGTCTCGTCTGAAAGGAAAACTGTCTGACCAACACGAACAGCGATTGTTCCTGTACCAGGGTTTAACTGTCCAGCCGGAACTGTGATTGTTTGAACTGTTTCAGCACCAGTGTAAGTACCTAATGTACACGCAGTGTACTTTGTGTGCAAACGTCCTTGTTCTGCCCACTTGATGAGGTCAGAGTTGGATGGCATCTCTGCGCCAACCATTCTTAAAAATCCAGAGATGGTACGGTTACCATATCTCTCAAACTCCTTCTCGTAAGTATCAGGAAGATACTGATTCAAGAAATCAAAGTTTGTAATGTAATTGGTAGACAATGCTACCTGTTCTGCTGATGGTTGCAACGCAACTCCACCAGCGACTAAATTACCAGCCATTTTTTTTAATGCCTCCTATTTTATTCAGAGGACTTTTTTTAGTTATTTTTTTTCGATCTAATTTTAAGACCCCGGCTCGAAGTCGAACTGAGTGCCTTAATTTGCGTTCCCCCCTTGTTGGTAACCTCTGGTGTAGATCGCACAGAATTGAAGTTTATATTCTTCGACTTCTTTGCAGACTCTGTAACCGTATCAGCTTTCCCTTGCTCATAAAAAAATTGAGCAAACTTTTCAGGGTTCATTGCAATCGATAATGCTCGATGATATCCTTTGGCATCCTTCATCATTCCCGATTCATCTAGAAACTTATTTACAAAGTTGTTTACATCTAGCTGATTCTTCTTTAACTCAGACTTATCACCAGGCGAAAATGTTATTTGCTGTTCTCCAATATTGAAATCAAAACCTTTGAAATCATCGTTGAACACCTCCTCGGTTTTATTTACAAACCAATTTGACTTTCTCTCTAGCTCCTCTTGATACGTCTTTGCATCATCTATATATTTCTTGTAAGCCTCAAACTCTTCTTGGTTTTCAACAGAAGGCATCCCCGTACTAGACTCTAGAGGGGTTGAGTATTTCTGCTTATATTCCTCAAAGAAATTTTTAGCTTTAGCAAGCTCCTTTTTCTTAGCGATATTCTTTTTCTTTATGACATCATCTTCGTCATAATCTTCATCATAACCGAATTTGTCTTTGATGAGGTAACTAATATCTTCCGCATCTAACTCCTTCTGAGTCTGACGATAATAATCTGCTAAGAGTTGGTCTGGCTCAAGGTCATCATAATTTTTGTTAGCACTAACAAAATCATTTAAACCTCTACCAGTTTCTTTTTTAAATTTAAGATAGGTAGCCACATCTTCAGGAAGCTCTTCAGCTTCTTCTCGAACTTGATTTAGTTCATCTAAAGATGATATTTCTCTACCATATCTTTTTCCTATATATGAAAGAACGTCTTCCTCTTTTAACTCTGAGGATTGAGTTTGTGTTTCGCCTTGCGGCTGTATATCTTCTTGCTCTTGCGTGGAGGCGGCACTCGGAGGGCTTGATTCATTTCCTGATTCGTTACTACCACTTTCTTCAAGTTGTTGTTCATGCTTCTCAAGCAACTCTTGTTCAACTTCTTGAACTGACTTTTCTCCATGATCCTCTACTGCTCTTACTTTAATTTCCATTTAATTTAATTTTTACAAAGTTACAATAAAAAATTTATCCCTATCTAGGGTTAAACTCAGCAAAGTCAAAGCCATCTAATGAATCTTCATTTGATTCAAAATCAATAGGAGGTAAATCTTTTTTACGCTGATCGATTAACTTAGACTGCTGAGTGTTTTGCTGACTAATACGCTGTGCTTTTGCGTCTTCACGCTGAACCTCTCTATCCGCTAATCCATTTTGCTCTACACCTTTAATCTGCATATTTAATTGGAATTCTTTCTCCATTAATGCAAATTTCAATTGAGCTTCTTGTTGCATCTTATCAATCTCAAATGCAATCTCTGCTTGTTTGATTTGCATCTTAGACTGAGTCTCTGCTTCTAATTTTTGCATAGCAGTTTGTGCCGCCATCTGTTGTGACTGCATATTAATCTCTGCCTGCTGTTGCTGTTGTTGCATAGCCATCTGCTGATCTTTCTCAGCCTTCTGTGTACGCTTAACTTTTAGCAATTGATTTGCCAACTTAATATTACGAAGCTCACGAATATCTATAGCGTCTTCTAAGTTTATGTCTCCTTTAGATAAAGCCATTTGTATATTCTCTTCTAACTTCTGCTTTTGCTCTTCATCAGGAGCAACATCTATAAATACTCCGAAGTCATATATATACAAGTCCTTAATCTCATCAAGTATACCAACATTGTATTTACCTATCTGCATGGCAAACTCATCTTTGAAGTCTGCGTACTCTAACAAGTCCGATATACGACAAGAAAGTCCTTCAGCAATTGTGCGTGTAATATAAAGACTAGCATCTAATATATGTCTAGTTGCAGTGTTTGAGTTTAATGCTGCCAACTTTTGAACACCAACCAAAGAGTTAGGGTCAGGTGTTGATCCGTCTCTTGCCTCGTTTAGTCCTGTGACTGAACGAATCATATCTAGATAATGATTATAGTTTCCAATCAAAGCAGCCATCTTAGCCTGACCTGAATTTGCAGTTAACTGCGTAACAGGAACTTTTGCTTGGTTATAATCTCCATCTTGAGTATAACTTCTACCAATAACGCTACCTGTTTGAAAGTACATTCTAAGTGCATCTTCAGGGTTATATGCTTGACCTGTTCCTAAGTCTACTTCATTAAGACCATCGGCATCTATAAACACACCATCAGGCACAACTCTAGAAACTACTTGTTGTAACTTTAAATGAGTAATTTGAATAAGGTCAGCAAATGGAATCATTCTTCTAACTAATGATTCAATGTTTCCTTTGTACATTCTAGGAGCGCACGCCACATAACTAGGCATAGCATATTGACTAGCAGACTTTGGACGAACCATGTTCTCCATCATCTCCCATCTCAATATTATATTTGTACCCATAACCATGATACCTTCGTACCAAACCTCTATTTTCTTTTCTACCTTTTCAAACCTACCTTCTTCCATCATTTCAGCAGGTGGATTGAATTGGTCATCCTTTTCAATTACCTTATACCCACCAGACTCAAGTCTTTTCTTTTTATGAGTAAATGTGTTTGTGGTTTTATAGTTGAAGTATAATAATGTACAAGAGTCCCTATAAAATATATCGTTCTGATATTGTTGAGCCACATTGTAATAATCGTACCAAGACTGACTATACTTGCTAATCTCTTCCATCTGCTTGTCAGTAATGTCAGGATTAATTTTTACCAGCTCTGTCATTGGAACAGTCTTAATCTCTCCCCAGTAAAAACAATCTTTAAAGTGAGGATCTTCGGTATAGCTGTAAACAATATTTGCTGGGTCTACATATTCAACCTGAATACCTTGACCGGGTAAAAATTGATGCTTAGTACATCCTATACCTAGCACTGTGAGATCATAATCAACTCGCTTTCTAACATCTTGATAATGATTCTCTTCAAGCACAGTATTAATAGCTTCTTCTTCTGCTATCTCTATACCTGGTTTATAATTCAATTGCATATATAATGACAGCTCTTGGTCATTAGTAGGAAGTTCTTGCGGGTCAGTCATAAAAGGATCAACCCCAAAGTCTTTACTTATTTGTTCTAGTACAGGACGAGCAACCATATCTGCTTCAATCATGTCTTGATATTGAGAACGTTTCTCTGCTGATAAAGCATCTTGAGAATATGCTCTAACATGGAATAGTCTATCTGACATTCCATTGACAACAATATCAACAAACTTTGGAAGAATAGGTACAGGTGTCCAATCTAAATTAATGTAAGACAAATCACCATCTATGGCGATTTCATTCTTATACTTTGCTATTGACTGCTCACCTCTAGCATACAGTCTTAATCTATTAAATTCTGCCCATTGGCTATAGAATCTACAATTTGTCCCATCTTTTTTAAACCACTCATACTGAATAGCTTGTCCAATCTGCAAACCGAACTCATCGGTTTTCTTTTCAGCGTCTGAAACAAACTGACTTGGGAATCCTGTAGGCGATATGTTTACCGTTACCTCTCTCATTTACTTCCTTAATTCACTTATAGAACCTGTGTTACTATACCTTGCAAAGTTAATACTTATTTTTGACTCTGTTTTTTGTGGTGTATATATATGCTTTTGACACGCCATTATGGCCAAGCCTGAACTAATTGTAGCATCAAACTTTGTTCTATTGTTTATATTAAACTTTGCCCAATCTTCTAAGGTTCTTGTGAAATACATAGACCCCATTTCATCAGACTCTCGATAGGTTGACTCCATATCTATACCAACGTATTTTTCAATGTAAGACTCTATAGCTGTCGCATGAGCCTGCTTTACATCTTCACTAGAGTTTGGTATACCACCTAATTCTTTTTCAGTTCTAGAAAGTTTTGATATATGCTTATCAGGTCTATTAATACTAAACCCTCTATATCCTCTATTCTTGAAATGATATAGTAGCCTTGGCTTATTATTTTCTACAAGTATAGGCATACCATAAAATATACAAGCCATTAATACTTCTTCAAAAAATATCTCAGCAGTCTGAGGTCTTGCTATGTATTGTAAGAAAAACTCATTTGTTGGAGCATCGTCCATGTGAAACTTTGTCAACCCATGAAGCGCACCATTAGATGCACCACCACCCACCGTTCCTGATATATCATAGGAGTCACATCCAAACGCTCCGATGTGTTCATTACCTGGAAGTTTTCTTCCACCCTTTGTTATAATGTTGTTTTGTAATGCTGCACTCGGCAACCAAGAAACTAAAAATCTACCACGATTATCAGGAGTCCAAACTACTTTAGTATCCTTCTCTCCATTTAACCACTTAAATGTACCCCTAGTTAAAAACTGTTGTTGTATTAAACTTTCATTGTAATCTATCTGAGCATATATCTTTGTTAGATTAAATAACGATTGTTTACTCTCATCTCTAAAAGCGTGTGATTCATTTCTAGGAAACTGACGATAGTATTCGTTTAAGGCATCAGGATCTGACTTTAAAGAATCAACTTCGTTCTCCCAATAGTCTATTGCTCCTGTATCTATAAGCATATCGTCAATACCTTCAACAGGTTTATCAGGTGTTCTTAATACTGGATTTCCATATCTATCTATAAACCCTTCCATATTCCACTCCATAGGAATAAACAAACTATACAGTCCACTCTTTGTTTGACCATTCGCATTTCTGTTCTTTACATTGGAATCATTATATAGACTCTTGAAGTTACCTCCTCCTTTTTCTAAAGCATTAGATGTTGAACCCATCATACACTTACCAATAACCTTACTACCCAACCTAAGACAAGTCTTTGTAACACGCCAGTTATTTAATATGTTATCAGGCTTATCCCACTTACCACTCTCATCATGGATTAGTAGCTGTAGCTTCTCACCATCATAACTGTTGTCAGAAGTATTCTTCCAGTCAATAGTAGTGTCTAGCCCCTCCATATCGTTTTCATCTATGGTAGACATATTCTTTTTGGTAATCTTGGATGCTGGTATTCTATATGCCAACTCAGTTTTTGGTTTGTCCATACCATCTTGTATGGGTTTAAAAAAGAATGGATAGTTGTTTGATATAGGAACAACCTTGTCGGTAAACATTTTCTTGGCATCAGCTCCAGTCTTAGACAAGATTCCAATACGAGCATCTTTTGCTAGAGTTCCTATGTTGGTGCATTCTTCAGATGCCATGAATGAAAATCCTGAACGTCTTATCTTTAAATAACAAATTCCAAATGATCTATGGTCAGCCTTACACGCCTCCCAGAATATATAAAATATTCTATTAGCCTCCCGGAAGTCAGGATATCCCACATCAATCTTTGTCCATTGTAAATACATATAATGAGAACCAGTGATATAAGTAGGTTTACCATTACGCATAAACCAATGCCCATACTCTCTACGATCAAACTCTGTCTCAATATAATCTACCCATAAATTTTTAAATGCCGAAGGCATTTCGTTCCATTGGAATATTGATTTAATTTTAGACAACTGCTTAGGATAGTCTTGTCTTTCCCAATACTGCTCACTCTTTACCTTACTTCTTGATATTGGATTAGATGGAGGTTTTGGAAGTGCTACAAGTAGACCACTAATATTATATATCGGGCCTATCTCCCCAGTCTTTGATATTACAACAATATCATACTTCTGATTGTAACCATATAGCCAAGACTTTGCTCTGTTCTTATTCTTTAGAACAGTGGTAGGTATTATATCGAACACCTCTTTGTATATGCTATTTAGCTCGTCTTTCTGCAAATCCTTGTTTGGAGTCTACTACTTTATCAACTCCTTTATTTAATAGTTCTCTCTCTCCTTCAATTCTTGTTAGAATCTCAAACGCATCGAATATGGCTAACTTCTTTGTAGCAGCAGCATTCTTTAATCTATCTGCTGCAAGCTCATCATCTGGATCGGGCTTGATAATATCTTCTTTTGCAACCTTTATCAATTGCTTCACCGCCCTTTCGCCAGCGTCTATGATTTGTTTTTTTAAATCGTCTACGTTCATGTCTTTACACAAATAGCATGGTTATACATTCGATATAACTTTTCACCATCAATATTAAATTCATACTCTGAGTCAGGAACAAATCCTACCTCGTCCCCCTCATTAACTCCCATTGAAGATAGAAATTTATTTCCATACTTCAATACACCAATAAGTTCTTCTTCTTTTATGGCTTTATCTATGGTGTATTTTTTTGGAGGTACAGGTTTTATAAAACAAAACTTATCTCTACTTTTCCAAACTCCATCATGTGAATATGCAAAGTATTGATCCTCATCAATTAAAAATAAATCTTCTTTGAAAAAACTTCTACCACTCCTCTCTTTACCTTGCATATCGTTATAAAACTTAAATGCATTATGATGAACTAATAAAGTGTCTCCAACCTGAATGTCTCCGGAATATCTTAGGGGTGTCTCGATTACTTTAGCGAACCTATTTGAAACAGTATAATCTTCCTTTGAAGATGAGGTTATAAAATCTATACCTCCTATTTTCTTTAGATTGTCGTAACGTCTACCCCCTATTGGCTTTACAATAAAGCAATGGGGTGATTTCATTATATTAAAAATTTATATTGTACTCTATAGATATCGGCATCGATGAACTGAACTCTTTCCAAAGTACAACCTCATTTTTTGCTTCTATCCAAATTTTTGTGTTACCCGACTTATCGTCTATCTGAATTAAGTGTATCGTGTAATTTCCTCCTAGCACAGATTGACCCAGCACATAATGCATAGCCGCTTTATAATCTGTACCTATGGAAACTTTTCGTATCATCTATGCTTTTATATCTCCGTACAGGTACCAAGTGTCTATGGCTGTCTTTACAACAGTGGCTACTGAATACTGATGAGTCAACCTATCGTGTCCTTGAGCTGACTGAAGTGTAACACCTAATGTTCCCACTACGGTAACAGTACCCGACCCCTCTTGAATGATGGTTATCTTAGTCCCTATAGGGAATGCT